AGAAGTGACTGGAACTCCGACGGCTCTTCCAGTTTCGAGCAGGCCCAGGACAGAATGTCCTCGATCTGGTAACTGTAGAGATACGGTCGGCGGCCCGTGGCATTGGCCAGTGTGCCGACCCCTTCGACGACTGGATGATCGACGTAGACGCCCACACGGCCCATCACCAACAGGTCGGTGAGCACCTTCATGCCCAGGAAAGAGGTCATCGTCGCGCCGCGGCGATCGACACCACCTGCCAGGCCGGCCACGGCTTGTTGATACGCACCACTGCCACCGGTCCGCAACACATCGCTCATCCGCTGGTAGATCGAGTTGCGGATATCGTTGACCGCCGCCTTGGCAAACGCCGGGATGGGCGTGACCGCCTTGCGGCTATTGAAATCCTTACGTTCCTCCCTGGTACTGAACTGTTCAAGGAACCGGTCGCGAAACTCGTCACCCCCTCGGTACGTCAGGCGCCACTTCTCCCAATCCGACATACAGGACAGGTAGTTCGGATGACGGCTGTCGATGATGTTGTGCGAGGGCCGTTTACGAGGCATCGCGAACTCGCTACAAGAATGACTTGATGTCCTGGTTTGTCTCTCGGGCCGCTACCAGCGGCAAGGCAATTTCGGCATAGGTCCGGGCGTGGGCGAAATGGTCGGGGCCGGTCGAGATGAACGTGGCCACCACGTTGCCGCCGCTCTTCTCCTGCTTATCTTTTTTCGCGTCTTTCTTCTCTCGCTCGTAGGTGCGAACCGGGGCCTTGATGTGCTCCAGGTACTCGTGCGATATGTCTCGCGGCAGGATGATCCGTCGCGGCTGCCGGAACCGGCCGAGCGAGGCGCTGAGCCAGTTGGTTCGGTCGACCGTCGCCAGCGGCGCCCCGTCATCATCGTCGGTGATCGAGATTTCCTTGGCGGTCACTCCCCGGCGGTACCGGCACAGCCACACGTAGCCCGGGAACCGCTTGGCGAACCGCCGGGCCTCCATTGGCCACGGGTCGGCGTCGATCACGCAGGCCAGGACCTGCCACTCGCGCATCAACTGGTCGAGCCGCTCGTCCCACTCGTCTTCGTAGAACTTGCCCTCCCAAAGGACCTTTGCCGTGGCGGCGACGTTCAAGTCCTGCGAATACCGATCGAAAAACCATTCGCAGACCTCGACGTAGCTCCACTTGCCCTGGTCGACGCCCATCGTGATGATCCGTTCGCCGCCGATCTCTGGCCGCGGGTCGTCCTTGGTGTGGTTGCGGACACATGCCGTCAGATCGTCGTCGGTGACCTTGGCCCCGTCGCCGATAAACGGCAGGCCGAGCTTCGAGTTGTGGAATTCCTTGTTGGCCAGCTCGTCGCCGAAGCCACGGAAGTAGGCCATAACCAACTCGCCCGGCGTCACGGTGAAGCTGTACAACTGGTTGATGTGAAAACCACGGATGTCCGGGTTGGCGTTCTTGGCCGTCACTTGCCAAGTCCCCTTGGCCAGCCAGTCGGGTTTCAATGCGTGGTCCAGTCGACGCCTGCATTCCTTGCACTTCAAAAAAGACTCGTGGCAACGCACGTCGGCCACGTGCTCGCCGATGATCTCGATGCAGTCGGGCCAGACCAGTTCGGTCCACCGCGAGCAGCACGGGCACTTGAACACAAAATGCTCCTGCGTGCTCGTGAGATACAGCTTGTGGATGCCGTAGTTCGGAATCGTCGGTGTCGAGATGCCCCAGACATGTTTGTGGACCTGGCCCGAGAGGCGTTCCAAGGCGAGCCAAATCTGCTTCTGGTCCATTTCGTCGACTTCGTCGAGGAACAACTCCGAGACGGGAATTGACTTCAGGTTGCTGTCCCCTCGCGAGCCGCGGATGTAGAGCGTGTTGGCCCCGGCCTGTTTCAGATTGACCGTATTCGTGTCGGTGAAGATCTCGGCCAGTTTGGGACTCAGCGCCAACGCCGTGGCAAATCGGGCCTTGGAGAAATCGCTGGCGTTCAGCGCCGTCGGCAGGACGTAGAGCACGTCGCGCCGGAGCCGATCGAGCACGTAGAGTGCCCGATTGATGGCCACCTCGGTCACGCCCGCCTGGGCCGACTTCATCGCGTAGTTGAACGACGCGTCCGAGTCGTGCATCTCTCGGACCCACGGGTGGTAGGTCCACGAATACGGTCCCGGAAACGGTTCGCCCATCACGCGACGGTTGGCCGCCCAACGCGAGCAACTCGTCAGCGACCGGTCCGTCAGCCCGTCCACGATCGATTGCCGCAGCGCGTTGATCAGGTTGCTCACCATCGAGCCTCGCGTGGGAGAATTGCGCGCCCGCGTGGCAGACCAACAGCAGAGTGGCAATCAGTGATTGGAGAGCTGTCGCGTTCATTCGGGCGCTCGGGCGGCTTAGAGTTGGGGAAGTTCGGGCTTCGGTGTATCCATCTTCTTTTCGACCGGTTGCTCGACCGACTTCTCGACCGGTCGTTCGGCTCGCCCTTCGATGGGTGTGGGCTTTTTTGCAGGCCGCTCTGGCACCTTCGCCGTAGTCTCACTCGCCGCCTTCAAGACGATCGGCTCCATCCGCTCATCATGCACGCCGTGGGCGTCACAGAGCCGGGCTGTGACTTCGATCTGGTCCTCGCGAATCCCCTTCGGCACTGCCACTTCCAGCGTCGAATGGGAATCGTCCAGCGTCGTTGTGGTCTCGCCCTTCGGCGTCTTCACCGTCACGCGGACCAACGGATGGGTCTGGCTCGACGGCAGGTTGACTTTCAACATGGTCTTGCTCCTCGATGGAATTGATGATCTGGTCCAGGTTGTCCCGCAGCGTGTGAAGCTGGGAGACCGCACAACCGGGGATTTTGGAAGTGGCGTAGGTCTCCAGCATCCGAAGGTGAGCACCGACGGCCGTGCACGCCCGGGCCCAAAGCCCCGCCCCTTGATCCTCCGTGAACTGCGCCGCATCGATGACGGTCGTTGCGGCCGGCAGCGTCTGCTTCGTCTGACCGCAGCCTGGGCAGGGTTCTTTCGGTCGCGCGAGGTTGGTGCCCGGCTGTGGGCCGCGTTGGTTCATGGGGTCATTGCGAACGGCCATCGGTGCCTCCGGGTCAGAACAGCTTCAACAGGAAGCGGAGAATCCTGATCAACAGCAGGATGTCCCCGGTCCGGTTCACCTCCGTGCCGTCTTTCAAGACGACATAGGTCGGCAGTCGGCGGACCTGATACTGCCGCGCCATTTCCGGCTGGGCATCGTAGTCAATCTCGACCACCTCGACGCCGCGGCGTCGCAGTTCGGCCAGCTTCGGCTTGTCCCGCTGGCAGACCGGGCACCAGTCGGCCGTGAAGGAGTAGACCCGGTACGTCGAGGTCGGACGCAAGCGATCCGGCGCTTCCTTGCCAGGCGATTGCTCATCGCACCCACAAAGAAGCACCAGGACCGCCGCGATGAGAAGGGGCCGACGCATTAGGCCACCGCCGGCTTCACGGGGGAGGGACTCGTCAGGCTCGACTGCGTGCCGGCCGGCTTGGCCGTTTCGGTGAGCTTGGCCGCGATATACGCCCGGCCCTCCTCGTTTTGCAGTTTCGCCTCCAGGACTCGGTCGAACACTTGCTGGAATTCCTTGACGACGTGCTCTTCGCCGTCGAGGAACAGTCGCGACAGGTCGGCGATCTTGTGGGCCATGCCGCTGTAGTCGCCCACGCTGTAGTCGATCAGAAACTCGGGCGTCTTCTTCAGGCCGTAGGTCTGCAGGACGGCGGCCAGCTTGGCGGCGCCGCGCCGGCGGTCCTCGATCTCCGTGTCCTTCTGGAAGAGCCACTTGGCGGCCAGGAAACCGACCAGCGGAACGAGGATGAGGATCAGGATGCTGGAAGTGCTCAGGAACATTGGGAACCTCTCTTGGAAAGGGTGTTGTTTTCGGACAAGACGATGCGACGAGACGAGTGGCGTGAAGGGGCTATTTCTTCGCCGGGTAGTACGTCTCCTTCCACTTGGCGGCCATGCCGGCACCGGCGCCAACCATGAGCAGCCCCATCAACAGCCACCAAGGCGGCATCGTGGAGACGGGCTCGGGTGCTACGTCGGGCGGGCCAACGTGGTCGAGCGGTTGCGGCTCGGGATCGGGAACCGCCGGCGGCTCCGGCACGGGGCCCGGCTCAGGGCTCGGGCAGCACCGGCGTCGGCGGAACAGTTCGGTACGGATTGCCTGATCCAAGGCATCGGCCGACATGGGGATATCCTGGCCACACACCTGGTACATCACTTGGCCATCGGCCGACTGGATGCGAACGCACGGCACCTTCGGCGTGCTCTTGGCATAGCGGTCGCGGTACATCGTCGAGGTCGTCGTGATCGGATGGAAGTGCGTCTGGTCTTTCAGGTGCTTCAGGCTTGGGTGAGAGTCGAACCAGCCCTTGACCGTCTGGTACTTCGCGTCGCGCGGGTTGCCGATCACGCTCAGGTGCCACTTGCCTTGGTCGGCGGGCAGGTTGATCACACGCTCTTCGGCGTGCAGAACGCCGTAGGCCGCGTCGGCCTTCAGCTCGCTCGGCTGGTCGTCCGCCCGACAAGGGCAAGCCGCGGCGATCACCGCCAGGAGCATCAGAGAACACAAGACTCGATTCATCGTTCCCTCCTCAATAAGGTAAAGGTGGAGCGGGGGCGTAGACGGGCGTCACGGCCCAAGAGTTGCTGTTGAACCACTCGGCGAGAAAG